GCCTCCATCGTGAGGAGCGTGCCGGCTGCGTCGACGATAATGAGCAGCGCGCCGGTCGGGATCGCTTTGCTGATACCCGCCGTGGTCGCAAGCGTGGTATTGACGCCGGCAGTCAGCGCAGTGCTCAAGGTGCCGATGAGGTCGCCTGGCGGCCCGGACGCTCCACCGGTCAGGCCCGACATGAGGGCTGTGTTCAGTGCGCGAGTGTTGCCGATGCGGGAGAGCTCGCCCGAGCCAGCCACTACTCGACCTCCTCGAAAAGTTCAGCGAGCTGGGCCTCCGTGAAGCTCACCAGACGGGTGTGCGACCGCGGCTCGTCGACGTCGAACGACAGCACCACGTGGTCTTCCTCGTGGTTACCGGCGCCCTCATCCTCCGCAGCGACGATCGCGACCACCGTCCCGGTCGCCCCAGCCCGGAGCGGAAATCCGTCGGGAAAGGGGTGCAGGGTGACGGAGCCGTCGTCGTGCTGGGTGCCGTCGGGATGAAATGCCCGGTTCGACGCGCCGGGCTCATTGCCGTGGTCACGTACCAGCTGGAACCGCTGGCCGCGCGTTACCGCGAAGGCCATCAGTTAGTGCGCCGGTCCGCCGACGGGCTCAAGGACTGCGAAGGACGACCGCTGGTAGCCGACAGTCAGGCCGACGCCGCTTCCGGATCCACCGGCCGCTGCACTGATCACAACGGTCGTGCCGTTGGTTACCGTGACGATGGTCGCGTTGGCCGGAATCGTGCCGCCCGAGATCGCGACGCCGCGATCGGCAGCCGTGAACGCGGCCGTTGCCGACGTGACCGTTGTGGTCCCGTTGGTCACTCCGTCGGCGACGGTGCGCTGCGCGCCGGGCGCCGAGATGGTCGCTGGGTTCGCCAGTCCGAAGCCGAGCCGCATGTAGCAGCGCAGCGCCACCATGTCCTGCTCGGCGAGGGAGATCGCCACCGTCCCGTCCGGGTTGGTGAAGACCGCCTGGTCGAGCATCTGGATGCGGATCTCCTGGCGCATGCCGATCACGGCGGTCGACCAGTCGCCGGCGAACAGCAGCGCGAGCGCCGTGTTCATCGAGTTGTTGCGCGCGTAGGTGACTTCCTCGCCGTACAACGTCGCGGGCATGCCGGCCTGGAGGCTCGGCTGGAACAACAGCACGCCTGACGATGTGGCGCGCAGGCCACGCAGGCTGGCTTTCAGGCTGATCGCCGAGACGAAGCCGTTGACGTCGAAGCCATCCGTCTCGACCAGGGCCATCGTGTTGTTGATGTCCTGCGCGACGTCGACGGAGGTGCCCAGGACGTAGCGGTTGTCCGCCGCTTCGGCCGCGGCGTAAATCCCGCCGGCCGGCCAGGACGAAGGAGCGCCTGTGCCGAAGAGGATGGCCGCATCGATCATGGCGCCCATCGCCTCAGAGATTCGAGGCTGGAGCTCGCCGAAGATGTCAAAGGTCGCGTCGTCGACGAGTGCCTGAGGCACTGCGATGACGGCGGCGATTTCCTCAGCCGTAATCTGCATCGCCGACCAAGCGGCGGAGGTGAGGGGCTTTTTGCCGGTGTCGCGCGGGTTGATGAAGCCTGCAGTGGGAAGCGCGGTCATGACCGGCACGTTGTCGATCAGCGAACCCATCGGGGTCTGCCGGCAGAGTTGCAGGCAGGCGGACTCGCGGACGGTCCCCTGGATGATGTCCTGCGAATACTCCATCGGGACGACGACCCCGGATCGGAGCATCTGTGGGCTGACGGACTCGGTCACTCTCGTGTCCTCGTTGCAGGTTTGACGTACAACCCGTCAACGGCGACGCCTTCCGTGGCGACCGGACGACCGATTCCTTGCGTACTCGGCGGCACTGAGGCTCGCTTCCCTGCAGGGACTCTCGAGGGTGACCCTATCACCTCGCAAGAAAACGCGTCACCTCGTGGCGATGAACACGATCAGATAGACCAGCGAGACGAGCACCGCGGTGGCGGCGATCGAGAGGCCGACGACCGTCAGATTCGAGGTGCCGCGCTCGACCACAGCCGTGTCGTGTCCGCGCCGGTTGCTCAACTGCTCCTTGATGTCGTCGATCTTGTCGTCGCTCGCCTTCGCGCGGGTTTCGATGAGGAGCGTCAGTTGATCAATCTGCTTGGTGAACCCTGCCTCGCTCTTGTCGGTTGCCAGCGCACTCGACTTGTTGTTCTCCGCAACCGCTTCCTTTGCGGCCGCGAACGCCGCGTCGACAGCGATCTTGTTGTCACGCGCCTCGCGCTCTGAGCGGGTGTCGCGCTCCTGAAAGCGCGTCTTCATTTCGTCGATGAAGTCCCATATCCGGGACGAGAGACCGTTGAGCTTCTCGTCCCGAAGGATCGAGCGTGAAGCACTTTCGGAGTTGATCGCGGCGATCTGAATATTGACCGTGTCGGTCCGCAGGTCCACGTACCGGAGCACGTCGGCGTGGAGCAGATCAGACGCCTTGTCCATCGAGTCGAGGCGCGTCTCGATGATCCCTCTGAGCGCCCCGATCTCGCGCATGAGCTGCTCAGTGGTGAGCAGCGTCGGGTCTGGACGCGGGACAAGGGTAGGCGTACCATTGGCCGCGTTCTTCGCCATGGCTTACCGGTGGAGTTGGCGTCGCAGCAGGTCGTTGATGTCCGCGTGACCATTGCCGCCGGTCGGCGGGGCTGTGTGGCCACCCGGCAGCGGTTGCGGTGCATTGGTCGAGCGCGGCATCATATGCGGACGGTTCTTGACGAACTCGTCGAGCGCCGCCTTCACCTTCGCCTGGTCGATCTTCCCGTCGTCACCGACGGTGAGGTCGCCGCTCTGGAGCAGTGTCACTGCGTCGTCGATCGCCTCGGGAACCACCATCGTCGCCGCCTGCGCGCGGATAGCCGTCTGCAGCAGCGACGTGCGCAGCTGCGAGACGCTCCCGACCTGCGCCTGGAGCGCCGCGTTCTGTTGCCGTAGCGTCGAAAGCTCCGTCTCAGCAATCTGGGCGCGGCCCTTCCACGTGTCGAGACTTCGCTCCATCCGCCGGCGTGACCGCGTCGCCTGCTGCTGCGGGGTCAGCGTGACGCCGTCGTGTTCCTCGTCTTCGGGATCCGGCTCGGGACGAGGCGCAGGCGTTGGCGCCGGCGTTCCAGCTGCGACTGCGGCGGCGGGATCCGCCACGACCACGGCTTCAGGCATCGATGTCCTCCTTCATTGGCGTTAGAAGCCGCCGCCCGGTGCAGGCGGTCCAGCTGGCTTGGGCGTTCCCGGATTGATGGGGACGGGCTGAGCTGGCGTCCCTTGACCAGGCACCACATCGGGCGCCGGCGGCATGCCTGCACCGCCGACCGCCTCAGTGAGACGGAGCACCGGCTGCAGCGGCGCGAGAAGCGCGTACTCGGCCTGATCCTTCTTGCGCTGCTCGTACATGCGCTGAATCTCTTGCGGTGAATAACCCCACTCTTCCATGACCATTTGCCATGGCACACCGGTTTGCTGCTTGGCGAGCGCCGCCTGCGCTTGTGTCGCCTGCGAGCGCGTCTCAGGCGACTGCCACATAATCTCGGCGTTGCGCGCCTGCGCCAGCGCGTCGTTGCCGACGATCAGGCCGGCGAGCCTCATCACCTCTTCCCATGCGCCGCCGAATGACACCATCTTGCGGCGCACCTTCTGGATCAGGCCCGTCTCGGCGGCCATGATCGATTCGCCTGAGAGCCGATCAGCTGAGGCCGAGAAGTAGTGCGGCGGGACCTGCGAGATTGCGGAGATAGCGTGCGTGAGCATGTCGAGTCCGGTGACCAGCGGGGTGATGTCGGAGGTGCTGAATTCGCCGAACTTCGTGTCGGTGCTCTCCGCCTGCCAGAGCCGGTCGATGCCCGTCTTGAACGGCTGGATCGGGTTGCCCTTATCGTCGAGCGTCACCTCGAGCCCGGTCGCGTAACGCTGCCGATAGCCCTGCTGGTTGGCAACTAGGATGGTGTTGAAGAGCAGTGAGTTGATCGCGTCCTGCACGGGCATGACTGCCCAGAGTTCGGAGCGCCGCGCGATGTTCTCAGTCCCCACGGTGAGTAGCTCGGGCACGTTGTTGAAGCCGACCATCGGCACGACGCCGTAGGGGTTATCCATGACTCCATCCGGGGTCAAGCCTGTGTCGATCACCCAACGCAGCTGCGCCGGATCCGCGAGCATCGTCGCCGAGCTGGGACTGCTCGACTTGTAGAGGTACACCGCGTGAGGGAGGAAGAGCTCGCCATGCGTATACCCGTAGGCGTCAGCGTAAATGCGAAGCCCCGCAAGGCGTTTCTTCGGGTTCATCGGATCCGTCTCGATGATCGTGGCGTTCGGATGTCCGACGGTGATGTCCGGGAAGTCCGGGTCATCGCCCGGCCAGACCGTCACGTAGCTGATGCCGTTGAGCAGTGCCTCGAAGTGCACCGTCGACGAGAGCTCGTCGAGGTCTGCCGCCTGCCAGATGTCCCACGCTGCCTCGTCGGGGTCGGTGGAACCCTTTCCCACACGAAAGCCCTGGACGTGCAGCCGTTCCTCGATCGCCGAGATGACCAGGCGCATCCAGTTCAGGCCAAACCTGTCTGCGTAGAAGACGTTGCCGAACGCCTTGCGAAGGTTCTGATCGGCGTAGGCCAGCGAGAACTCGCCGTCGAAGTAGCGCTCAAGCCGACCGAGTCGCGAACGGCGCATGACGATGTTCTGATGCAGTCGTCGCATCCACCAGAGCGGCGCGCCCGGAGTGTCGAGTTGCGCGTCGCCAGGGAGGTTCGCCGTCGACGGCAGCGGCAGAACAGTCACAAATGGCTCCTAGGCCAGCGGATTAGCTCTCGCTGAGGCTCGCCGAGACGGCCTGGCCAGCGGTGACCGTATATGGGAAGGGCGCCGGATCTGCGATCTGGGTCACGCCGTCGGCCTCGAGCGCGGTGCCGTTGAAGGCAGCGACGAAGTTGCCTGTGTCGCCGTCTGTTCCGACTGTGATGTCGGCGGACAGCGGGTCCGAGGGGTCCTGCGCCAGGGTCGACGCGCCAGTGCTCGACCAGGCGATGGTCAGACCCGTCGGCGGCGTCGCGCCGGCGTCGCCCTTGTCGTCGAGGAATCCGACGGTGACTTTGCCGTTCGTGGTGTCAACGGTCAGCTGCGTGTTGGCCATGGTGTCTCCTGCGTAGGTGAGCACGGCCTTGGTCGCCGTGATCGGAGGTGGTTGAGGGGTGTCGATGACGACATGGAACGGGCCTTTCCAGCCCCACATCGTCTGGTTCAGATCGCGAAGGGATTCATCGATCGCGCCGAGCAGCCGGATGAACTCCTTGTCCTCGTCGCGCATGGCGTGACCCTATCACGGTGACGCCGCGCTTACTTCTTCGGAGCCGGCTTTTTGAAGGGTGGCTTCGCACCTGGGAAGGGTGGTTTCCAGCCGGGCGGCGGCTTCTTGGGCGGCGTCTTGGATGCCATCAGTAGGTTCGCTTGGGCGCAGTCGGCGGCTTGGCGGCCATGGGGAGCGACCCGCGTCCGAGCGGCAACGGACGGGGTGCAGCTGCGGGCTTCACTGCGGCGGCTCGCTTGTTCACCGCGAGGCGCATGTCTCGAGGGGTCGCCTTCGAAGGCTTCCCGCCCACCTCAGCGTCCTTTCGGCTTGCCAACCTTCGGCGCGGGCTTCTGATTGGGGTTCTTCTTCAGGACCGGGCCCTTGCCGATCGGCGGCTCTTGCGTCTGCTGCGGAACGACGTCGTCGTCACGGCCAACAAAAGGTGGTTTCGGCATGACGTGAGCCTATCACCCGTGATCACCAGCCGACTACCCTTCGGCTCGGCGGCTTGACGCTCCCGCGCCGCATCACACCGTCGACGGCCAGGACCAGGGCGACGATGCCGTCGATGCGGCTGCCGC